AACCTTCCACGGCTACTGCAAATCCAATAATATTTCCATTACCCGTGGCCCATCCTGCTCCTTGTCCTGAACTAATACCATCATCTCTTGTTTCAAGATCAATGGCTATTTCTTTGGCGTGGGATAAGTCTTTATATTCAGCCGGGCACGACCAAATATGTTTTTTAAAATTCATCGACAGCTGCAGGCTCAAGAGTAATCTCTTTCTAATATCATCTCGAGATAATGAATGGCTTTTTGAATATCTTTTTCTTTCCCTTTCTTTTTGTGTCTACAAATATATTTAATAGCATTTCCTTCTGCAAATTCTAAATGATTCTCATTTATAAAATGAGCGGGCTGAATTTTCATTCCCTGATAATGTTTTCCATCGACCTGAGTATTTAAACTATCATAAGTAGTTCCTTTGAACATATCCTTATCAGTCATTTAAGCCTTTTCTGTGCTTCGGCTACTATTTTAAAAATATCTCTCCATTTAGTTTCTATTCTTACTTCTCGTATCTTTGAAGCAAGTGCTTTAATATATGGAAGGGGTTTGGATATATGTTGGCGCTTGTTAAGTTTTTTGGTATTGGATCTTTTTTTAGTGGCATAGGTTCCATCTTGTGGATCCGGTATAAGATCGGCATACGCTGAATAAATGTAGTCGTTATTTTTTTTCTTTTTCTCTGACATAAACTAAATAATCTTCTCCTAAAGGATAATTGTATTTATAATCCGTACTTAAAAGATGAATGGTATTTCTAGCACGAGTTGCACCCGTATACCACACTTTTTTTTCATTAATTTTTTCTTCTTTAGACTTACCCCCATAATTTGATGGATAATTAGCTTTTCCATAAAGTACCACGTTATGAGCTTCTCCTCCTTTAACTGAATGAATCGTATCAATAATAATCGTTGGTACACCATCTAATTCTTTTTGTCCATAGCGGCGTAAAAGACGTAAAAAATAAATAATTTGACGTGGAGTAAAATTACGTCTTAGAATCCACCACCATTGTTTATATTGAGCAGAAGGGGGTAAATCTAATCCACACCATTCTTGTAGATCTTTAAAATTGTATTCTTTAAAATCAGGTTCGTTATTCCAAAATTTTTCTCCACGATATTTAGGATCCTTTAGTTCTCGAATAAATCGATACATAACCTGGCCCTGTTTTTTATCAATTTTTTTTCCACTGGATAAACGAGTCCAAGCTTTAATCGCTTCCCAATGATGTTGATCAAAACATTTATTATCTTCATTATCTGCAAAATATAATCCTGCGTCTTTAGCCATCATTCTTAATTCATTTACTGTGGATCCAATTCTCCCTAAAATATACCACGTTCCTTTAAGGTCACTAAATGGAATTTCTTTAAAGTTTAAATAGCGTTTGACATATCCAGGTTGGTTTCCATGCTCGTATTCTTTTTCTTCACTATTTAAAATTCCGCGTCTAATAATTTGAGAAAATTTATGAACAGCTTCTCCGAATCTGCGTGTTTTTCTTAATCGTACTTTTCTCCCTGGGAAAAATTTTGTAAAATATTTAGGATCAGCTCCATTCCACTGATAAATAGCCTGGTCATCATCGCCTGCTAAATAAATCTTATTAGCATTCTCTGCAATTTTATAAATAACTGACCACTGAAGAGGAGTACAGTCCTGAGCTTCATCTACAATTAGAATTTTAAGAGGCGGAAAATTAACTTCATCAATCGCTCTTTCAATCATATCATCAAAATCAATAAAAGCTCGTTCAGCTCCATGCATTTTATAATGCTCATAGGTTTTAACTTTACGACAAAAAACATCTAATGAATCTTGTTTGTAAGATTCTTTTTTATAAATTTGAATAGGACTGGCTAACATATTACGTGCCTTACTATAAATACCTAACGACCAATCTTTGTAAGTAAAATTATCTTCGCTTAAACGTTTATCCGATGGTTTAACAATTTTAGTTTGAAGTGCATAATCAATCATGCAATCTTTAGGATCAAATACTTCTTCACTAAAATAACGACGACAGTATTTATGCAGCGTCTTAAATCTTTCAAAATCATTAGTAGTGTATTTAGGAAAAGCTTTTAAGGAGCGGTCTACTGCCGTATTTACAGCTTTGTTGGTAAAAGAAATAAATGCAATATCCTGAGGAGCAATTTTTTGTAAATGTTTCTTTAGAACTTTTTCAACCAACGTGTGGGTTTTTCCTGTTCCAGGGGGTCCAAAAATTTTAATTGTTTTCCGGTATAGTTTTTTTAACTTTTGGAGTTCTGAATTTTCCAGTGTGGAATTCATCATCAACCTCTGTCATTTCTTTTTTAATAGGTTTGCTAGGTTTAATATCAACATAATTTACAAACTCAGGCATTTTAACATACCAAATATTTTTTTCTCCTTCATAATATTCATGACGTTCACATCCAAGATAATGAAGAGCATCCATCGTATTGTTAAAAACTTTTGTGGCGTGAGTTTTAATATAATGTTCTAAAGTGGAGCGTTTAAAATAACATATTTGAGTTTTAGAATTTAAAACTACATAGCCATCTTTTAATTTTTTAAAGTCATCTTCTTCTAACGTTTTTTCAAAAAAAGATTTAAGAACTCTATATTTTTCTTCATCCACAGTATCAGTAAATTTCATTTTTTCATTTTCAATAGCGCGCGTTGTTAATTCTCTTAATAACAATTCAAAAGGGGCTGGTCCTGAACGTGATCGTGGAAGGGTTAACCAAAATAATCCGTATCTTAAAAATCTTACTCTCCAGGATTTTTCATCTTTCATATCTTCAGGTTGAACCGTGATTCGTTGTCCTTGATAAGTAAAACTAAAATAAATCGTTTTAGTATCTCGGGTATAAGAAATATTTTCAAATTCATCAATGAGCGTAGGAACCTGAGCTCCTATCCCTAATCTTCGTGTTTTACACAATTCTTTATTACAAATGGGTTGGAGTTCATTATGTTTAGGAGGACATTTAAAATGATACCCATGACTCTTTACGGATTTAGCAATGGCTTTCGCTTCAGTGACCTTTAAAGGTTTAACAAAACATTGACGATTTCGCTCTACTGCAATTTCGGATAAAGCTTCTAAACTTAAATTCCCATCGGTTTTTTTATTTTCTAATACTAAAACATTAAATAAAAAATTATTTCTATTGTTTGCTGCCCAAGGTTCCTGTATAAGTTTTTGTACACATGGAGGATAATGTTGCCACTCACTTTCAGGTTCATATGCACTCGTTTTTAAGTCATATAATTCTTTTAGGGTTAATCGTTTTTTGTCTGCTAAGTCTAGAAAAGCTCCTAACATCAATGGGTTTGAATTATCATCGAAAGCAAATTCTATTGTTGCATTACAGTTGTAGTATGGCATTGATACTGCTTTATTCATTGGGAAAACTTCATTCGCCATAAAAAAAGTATTATTCCATTCATCTAATTTTTTACGTACTCCTTCAATCGGTGCCCATTCTTTTAAAAATAAAAATAGATGTAATCCTCCCGATTTAGATTTAACTGGAATCAAGGGTAATTTATAATCTCTAATAATATTAACGTATTTTTTTTGTGAATAATCTTTATAGGTGGTTGGGTCTACATCAATGCATCCCCATTTAACTTTATCTTCATTTTCAGGACGGACACCAATCCTAGTCTTCCCATCAATATGATCTTTCCATATTTTTTCTGAAATTTTTTGATGGATGGTGCGATATTCTGCTTCGCGCTTTCCCCTTTCATCCACCTCGCCGGTAAGCGAGGTGGTGATGAACTTATCAGGATCGCCTTGAAAAAGTTCTGTTAGCCTTTTAAGCATAAATGATTAAAAGGGTACAGCTTGTTTCTGAGGTGCCTGATTAATTTCCTGACCGAAGTCAACCTTTCCAAAGATATCACTCTTCATTGCACTTTGATAAAAGCCTCTTGTCATTTCAAGAGTCTTAGGATGTGTTGCAGTATTTAGATATTTATCAAATTCTACAATCCAGCCATACCAAGTGTTTTGAGAGTTGGATTCTTTAGTCGTGGTTAAACGATAAGTTGTCGCCCAAGTTGGTGGTCTGAAAAAACCTTTTTTCCCGCTCATCCTTCTACTTTGCATCATAGAATTCCAGGTTTTAGATTTTTTCTTTTGAGTCGACTTCATCGCAATCAATGCTTGTTCGATTGGAACATAGTTTTGATCCAAGATAAAGACAAAATGGTTACCAGTGTCTTCCACATAGTTTCCATTTTTTAATCTGTCTTTATTATCATCTCCACGAGTGGTTTCGGACATAATCGCTGGATCGGTATGTATTTTTACAGGACGTCCAGGACTGTCGCCTCTGTCCTTCCATTCGTTAAAAGTATTGATATACAGACAAGGCGTTACAATGATACCTTCATTTCCTTTCCAAAGGGATCCTGATACTTCATTGTAGATGTCGCCTTTTTTTGCAGTTGCGATATACTTTCCGCCACTTTCATCTAATACCGGTGAATTGGCATATAGAATTTTAAGTATCGGAAGTTTAAGGTCACGAGCCGTAACATTCTCTTGACCCTCACCAGCAGCTTCTTCTAGATTAATCGCAGCTGGTAAATTTGCTTCTTTTTTTTGAATCTCTTTAGCCTGAGATTTTGCTTGTTGCGTCGTTTGCATGTTTACTCCTTCGTGGTTATTTTAGTCTTGTTTGCAACGTAAACACCGAATAAATCAGCTGGAACGTTTTTACCATCTTGAATTTGTTCTTTTACAAACGCCTTCAAAGTCATTGGTTCCACCTTTTCGGCTTGTTTAACATTATGCCCTTTTTCTCTTAAACTTTCAACCAAAGACTTAACTTCATTATCTTGGCCCCGTTTAAAAGTAAGCATAACATTATTCTTAATAAGATCCCCATGGCCATTAGTACGCAGCCAATCGAATGCCTCTTCAGTTTTCGATAAAGGGATCCTTGCAGCGTAAAAAGGTTTAATTTCTACGCTAGAGCCATCTTTCAGTTTAATCATCGAGACGCCCGCTTTTTGCATTAAGTTTGGAATAGTTTGCTCAGAAAGAGTTGATTCAGTAGCT